AGAGATTATGTTCAGTGAGTGGGAAGACAATAAGAACTTGTTTGTCTATGGTTGTGCTGGTACAGGTAAAACTTTCATCGCACTTTACCTAGCACTGAAGGAAGTTCTCGAAGAGGATTCTCCTTATGATAAGGTGTATATTGTCCGCTCACTGGTTGCTACTCGTGAGATTGGTTTCCTTCCTGGAGATCATGAAGACAAGTCATCTCTTTACCAGATTCCCTACAAGAATATGGTTAAGCATATGTTTGAGATGCCTGACGACAATAGTTTTGAGATGCTCTACGCAAACCTTAAGAGTCAGGAGACTATCTCATTCTGGAGCACATCTTTCCTTCGCGGCACCACTCTAGACAACGCTATTGTCCTCGTAGATGAGTGCCAGAACTTGAACTTCCATGAACTTGATTCAATCATCACTCGTATTGGTCAAGACTCTAAAGTTATTTTCGCAGGTGATGTTGCACAGACTGATCTACAAAAGAATGCAGAGAAAGACGGTATTCTTGATTTCCAAAGGATTCTTAGAGAGATGGATGAATTCTCTATGATTGAGTTTGGTATTGAAGATATCGTTAGATCTGGATTAGTCAAATCTTATCTTGTTAACAAAATTAATCTGGGTCTGTGATACAACTTTCTCTTTTTGCTATGAAACTTTTTAACCATGTCGATGGATATAAACAAATTGAAATGGAAGCACATACCGATTCTGAATCTGGTAAGCGTGTTTATTTGACTCCGAGTGGAGAAAAGTATCCTTCTGTTACTACTGTTACCAGTAATAACAAGAAGAAGATGCAATCCATTATGAGGTGGAGAAAGAGAGTAGGAGAAGAGAAAGCAAACAATATCACTAAACGTGCTACAGGACGTGGGACAAAATACCACTCTATTGTTGAGGATTATTTAAACAATAATCTACAGTTGAGTAAGTATAAAAAGTTTCCTCTTCCAGTGCTAATGTTTCAGCATTCTCGGTCTGTCTTGGATCGTATAAATAATATATACTTTCAAGAGGCTGCCCTTTACTCAGATAAATTAAAGTTGGCGGGGCGCGTAGACTGCATTGCTGAATTTGATGGAGAACTGTCCATCATAGATTTTAAGACATCAGCAACTGAGAAGACGAATAGTAGACTATATGACTACTTTGTTCAAGAAACAGCATATGCTTGTATGCTGTTAGAAGTATATGGTTTGAGAGTTTCCAAACTTGTTACTATTGTTGCTTGTGAGAACGGCGACACTCAGGTAGAAATTCGTCCTCTGAAGAAAGAATATCTAGATTCATTACTCCAGTACATCGACGAATATCACAGTGCCCATGGACAAAAGCAAACTATTAGAGGATAAATTTATGACCACTGCGAGATTTTCGCAGGAAGTGGAGCGAATAGTTTTAAATAACAAAGATATGAACTATATTGATGCTATTATTCACTACTGTGATCTAAATGAAATTGAGTTGGAAACTGTTCCTAAACTTATTTCAAAACCATTGAAAGAAAAGTTAAAGTTTGATGCACAGAAGTTAAACTTTATCAAACGTACTTCTAGAGCAAAGTTGATGTTGTTATGAGTGAATTTTTTAAATCTGAAATGGTCAGAGGTGACCTACAAGACATGATGGAACTTCAGCAAACTTGCTTCAGGTATGCTATGAGTTTTCCTGTCTTGGAGAAAGAAAGAAAACTTGAATATCTAGAAGCACTAAAACTTCTTCTAGAAAAACAAAAGATTATGTACTATCGCATGTCGTTAAGTGATGACGAAGAAGCGATGATTGTAGTTGAAAACATGAGAAATGCAGTTGTTATGCTTGGTGGAAATCCAGACCTAACAGTTGAAGATATGTTCAATGATCTTGACGAAAAAGTTACCGTCATGGTGGACAAACTACAGAGTGGCACAGGGGGTTGACGCCCGACCCTGTGCCTGTTATTATGAATGAGTGATAGGGCATCACACAAACCAAATCCGACTAAATCCGAGGTAATCCATGTCTAATGCAATTGACCAACTGCGCCGCAAGTCTAATGCTAACTTCTCTTTCCTTCAGAAAGAAATCGAGAAGTCTAACACAACTCAAGGTAGCAGTGATGAACGGTTCTGGAAACCAGAACTTGACGGTAGCGGCAACGGTTTTGCCGTAATCCGTTTCCTGCCCCAACCCGATGGAGAAGATCTCCCTTGGGCAAAAGTGTATTCTCACGCTTTTACTGGTCCTAGCGGTCAGTGGTTTATTGAGAACTGTCTTACCACTAAGGGAGAGAAGTGCCCTGTATGTGCTCACAACAATGCATTGTGGAACAGTGGTATGGAGTCCGACAAAGATATTGCACGTAAGCAGAAGCGTAAACTGTCTTACTATGCAAACATCTATGTTGTGAAGGATCCTAAGAATCCAGAGAACGAAGGTCGAGTCTTTCTGTATAAGTTCGGCAAGAAAATCTTTGATAAGATTACTGCTGCTATGGAACCTGAGTTCCAAGATGAGACGCCTGTTAACGTCTTTGATTTCTGGGAAGGTGCTAACTTCAAACTGAAGATCAAGACCGTTGCTGGTTACTGGAACTATGACTCCAGTGAGTTTGATCGTCCCGCTGCTCTCAGCGAAGATGATAGCAAACTGGAAGAGATCTACGAGAACCAGTATAGTTTGGAAGCATTTACTGCTCCATCAGAGTTCAAGACTTACGATGAACTCGAAAATCGTAAGGATGTTGTTCTTGGTGTAGCACCTGCAATTCGTCAGGCACAGCAAGAAGAAGAGTATGAACCTGCTCCTATGGGCGGTGGTTTCAACGATTCCGACATCACACCTAAGTCGTCTTTCCGACAGCGTATGGAGGGAGGATCTTCCTCACAACCTTCTGCTCCCGCAGATGATGACGATGCCCTGTCTTACTTCGCTCGTCTTGCTGAGGAGTGATTGTTAGGGATTGAACATTAACCAGTCCTTAAATCTAAATACACGGACTTCTGCTACAATACAGAAGTCCGTTTTTAATGAGACAAGCAAACCCTAATTAGGAAAAAAGAAATGAAAGCAATCGCTCTAGCCGCACTGGCAGTTTCGGCAACTGCACTGGCGACTCCTGCCCTTGCAGGACCCTATGTTGAGTCCAAGCATGAATTTAAAGGCACTGATGAAGAATACAGCAAAGCTGTTCATCAGGGTCGCGTTGGTTATGAATGGAAAAGTGGTCGTTTTGCACCCTATGTTGAGGGTGGTCTTGGAGTAAGTGCTCCTGACGGTGGTGAAAATGAAACCTTTACTGCTCTTGAAGTTGGTAGCAAAGTAAAGATCACTGACAAGTTCAGTGCTTATGGTAAGTATGAGAATCTGTTCATGGCAGACTCAACCCGCGACTGGAAAGTCGAATTCGGCACCAAGTACAAGTTCTGATAGGAGATAAATGAAGAAAGCAATCGCTGCTATTCTGGGTGCTGCTGCCCTTGGCACCACCCTGGTCGCCTGTTCCTCTAACGAGACCGCGACCTCAACTAAGGAACCATTTAAACTGAATGGTGCAGGTGCTTCGTTCCCTGCAATGCTGTACCAGAACTGGACGCAATCTTTTGCTGAAGATACGGGCAACAAAGTAAACTACCAAGCAGTTGGTAGTGGTGCTGGTGTCCGTCAGTTCAAAGCAAAGACTGTTGACTTCGGTGCCTCTGATGGTGCTGTAAGTGATGATAAGCAACCTGCTGAAGGTATGGTTCACATCCCCATGACTGGTGGTGCTATCGTTCCTACCTACAACTATCCTGGTTGTGAAGTCAAGATGACCCAGACCGAACTTGCTGATGTATTCCTCGGCAAGATTACTAACTGGTCTGCTTTTGGTTGTGCTGATAAGCGCATCGCTACCGTTCATCGTTCTGATGGTTCTGGTACTACCAAAGGTTTCACCAACTCTCTGTCTGCTTTCTCTCCTGAGTGGAAGAAGACTGTAGGAACTGGTAAGGCAGTCTCTTGGCCTGTTGGTATCGGTGGTAAAGGTAACAGTGGCGTTGCTGCTGCTATCACCAACACCCCTGGTTCTATTGGTTATGTCAACTATGGTTATGTGAAGGGAGATCTTCAACAGGTTGCTATTCAGAACCGTGCTGGTAACTTTGTGAAGGCATCTGCTGAGACTGCTTCTGCTGGTCTTGGTGAGATTGTTCTTGACGATCAACTCCGTGGTGCTGACGCTAACCCTGCTGGTGCTAATGCTTATCCTATTGTCTCACTGACTTGGATCCTAGCATACCCTGAGTATGAAAAGAATGAAGATGTGAAGACAATGCTCCGCTACATGCTGACGCCTACGCAACAGCAGAAAGCAGACTCCCTTGGTTATGTTCCTCTCCCTGAATCACTGCGTCAGAAGGCACTTGCTGCTGTCGAAACGCTAAAGTGAATTCCATAAAAGCGGGAAAATTTTTCCCGCCAATTTTTGGTCAAAAAAGTCGCGTCACTTTAGAGTAGACTTCAACTTTTTATTCACGTAAGCAGAGCACTTTTTGTAGGTGCTCTGCTTTCTTAGTTCT